GGGAAGGTGCCTCAAGCACAGACGATAATGTACAGTGAGCAGAAGACTGTCAATGCCAAGTATTCTTCCATGCAGACACGTTTGTATCATGCAGTCAAGAGTATGTTGCGTCCGAATTTCTCGCTTAATAATCGAGATTCTCCGGAAGAACACGAGTTGTGGTTTAACTCGTGTGAAGGTCTCAGGAGTTCTGCACCTCATGTCTTTGCGTACGAGGGAGACGTTTCCAGTTACGATCGTTCGCAGGAACATTTGTTCCAAATGGTCGAGGCTACGTTTTACAAGCGTATGGGGTTGGATGCTGCCACGCTTGAGAAGTGGTCCGAGACACATGGAGTCAAGAGAGCCACATCTATGATGTATGGTTTACTCTTTTTCATCTTCGGGCAGGGGTTGTCGGGAATATGGAAGACGTTGTTTCGCAATGGCTTTGGTTGTCTTGCGGCGGTGGTTTACAGTTTCGATTTGCGTACGGAGGACGTTGTTTCTCTTGATGTTGTGGTAGATGATTTCCTTTTGGAAGCAGTTCGTGTGATGAATGTTGCCGTAGCTGTGGACAAGTTTTCGCTGACTTTTAATTTGTCGGCGAAGTTGTACGGTACGAATATTTTGTACATGTGCAGCAAGTATTGGATTCGGGTGAATGATTGGTGGTTTTTTGTTCAGGATCCAATACGGAGGTTCGAGAGTCTTTCTCGAGCCCTGGATGTTTCGTCTTTGACGGAAACGCCACTTCATGAGAAGTGGGTGTCGTTGAGAGACGACGTGCGCCATTATGACAATGCATTGGTCATGGATGCGCTTTCTGAAGCAGTTCGTATTCGAATGGGATTACGATGTACTCCGTCACGCTTGATTCAAGCGATCGCGACGTGGGCTGAGTCGGAAGAAGAGTTTAGGGCCTTGTATGGCCCTGAAGAGTTTTTAGGATAGTATCAGTGGATACGCGTAGCGTTTGCTACGAGAAGGTGAGCAAGATTGAAGGGGACATATTTGAGGTTTCCTGTGGAATTTCCACGGTTTTGTAAGGAGTTTTT